CTGGTGAACCCCTACTAACTTCCAAATGAGCTCTTGAACTAATAAATTTTTTCACTTGTGCCATTCTCATCTTTTTCTTTAATTGTACATAGCCTTGTATATGTGGAGTTCCATGTTCACCAACTTCTTTTCCATAAACAATATAACTAAAATGTCCATGATCGAACATTTTTTCTAGTTTCTCAATATCATTATCACGATAATTATTAATAGTAAAGACCCAATTCTTAGCAGCAGACATGTTTAAAAAGGGCGCGATTTCATTGCTTATATATCCATTTCGGAATTTAGGAAAATAGGAATCGGAGTTTATTTTTAATTATTAAAAATCGACTTGGTAAGTTATAGGCATAGTAAAGTTATGAGCGGGACCATGTATAAGAACTGATTGCCTAAATTCCAATTCAACCCAAACTTTAACAGCATTATCAGCAGTTGGAGCTCTACCAACCATCTTTTCCAAATATACCACAGCGGTTTTACCCTGTTTTGGATTGTAGACAGTTAATGTATTAGATGTATTCTGTTTTGCATATAATAAATCCAAATAATATTGAACCCCAAATGTCCATTTCTGAATTAATGTGTCTTTCTTAATTTCACCAGGTGAAATCATTACATTACCCATAGCATTACAATTACTAATTTCATATTGCCGAGGAGGCTCAGCAGGTTTGAAAAAGGTAGTTTCTGTACTATTGGCAGGGCCACTATCAGCAGAATAAAATCCAACAGAGGTTCCACCAAGTGTAGCGGCGTTTTGTCTCGTCCAAGCACCGAATAAACAATCTTCATCAGCAGTATTAAATAACCCTGTAAGCATAGCACCATTGGATTTTTTAACAAAATTATTCCCCTGACATCCAAAAATTTTACCAGTTAATGGAACACGAGTGATATCGTCAGCTTCATTATCAACAAGAGTGTCAGAGGTGATATTTTGTAACTTTAAAACACTTTTTGAAAAGACGGTTACTTTAAGATTATTAAGTTCCATATTAGTAGCTGGTATTTTACTACTAGCAGAAGGTATTATCTCCATTGATTCCCATCTTTCATCAAAAAGTCCAGTAGCATCATCATATTGAGCCGCTATTAAAGCGCAGAGTTGATCATAGGTCATATTATTTGTTACAGCATATGTATCATTAGACCCACTAGTAGTGGTATTATTTGTGTATCTATTAATACGAATAATATCACCAACCACAAAATCTCCATTAGTCATTAATGATCCAAAATCACGAATTAAAACACCAGCTTTAATTAATAAATATTTAACTAATGCACGCCACAAATTAATAGCGCACTGTTTTCCAGGCATAGTTGTATGACCAACAGCAATTGCCTCTGCATTACTAGTTGTAGCTGTTTTTCGTGCTTCATAACTCACAGTAATGCCCTTTTTCTGCAAAGAGGCCACACTAGGGTTTTTAGTTTGTTTTCTACCAAATTTTTTCATTTTGCCAGTAGATCCACCATATGATGATCCAAATCCTCCTTTTCCTTTAGAAGCAGCCGGTCCTGTTCGTGTTAAATAATCATATCCCATTTCCGTGCCTTCAAATGCAGCAGCAGTACCAAGTCCTGCTCCAGGGCCAACTAAGGCTCCGCTAACAACGGATGCCACATTGCCAATTCCGCGAAATAATCTACGACCGAATCCAGGACCGCTAGGAGGAGGAGTTGGTAGAGCAACACTACGAGAAGACGGCGTACTATAGGAAGACGTACGTTTTCTTTTAAGAGATTTAGTAATGCGCCTTCGCTTTCTAGCCAATTGTCGAGTGAATGCCTTTCTCTTCATTTTTTTTAAACACGTTTACGCGTTTTGTCACATGTTTTGTTCCATGTGCCAAGGTGAGGGTAATACTGTACCTCACCTTTATATAACATTGGAACAACGCGAAAAATTCCGAAATCAAAATTAATAGCCTTTTTTTTTGGCTCGATGGGCCCAACCTCCGATAAATCTCCGGATCCCTTCGCGAGCCTGAAAAAAGCGCTACCTGGCAGGGGCCCAGGATAAAGAAATCAGGCAAGGATTAATGATTGTCAGATGTTTTCGATGGGGTGGAACTGTTTTTTAAATAATTATATTTCTCGAATATCCCATCTATCCATTGATAGTTTAGATGTATCAGGATAAAAGTTACACAATACAACGACATGAGGAACATTGAATCTTACGGGTTTACACTCGTATTTTGTTGATAAGAAATATCCATTTTTAAAGGATTCCATGACGTCATATGGCACGTATTCTTGTTTTGCTCGGGGCAAATCAAAGAAGACGACTTCTTCATAGTTGTATGCGTAGAAGATATCTGCGTTTTTTCCTCCGGTAACCAAATAAGCTGTTTTACATCTGTACTTAGTAGCAAAATAAGACTTCCCACTGTTACCAGTAGCGTCGTAATACCAAATAATCTTCCGGTTATCAACCGGGGCATCCAACTCTTCTTTTAAACGCGTTTGCCATCCATCTCGGGGAATTAGTTCTTCAGATACTATTTTTGATGATTCAATCAAACGCGTATAATCGTGTACAAAACGCGGGTATTTAGCAACAGTATCGGAACATTCTTCAAATAATTCTAAGCCACGTTTGCCTTCTTTAATAGCAGTCTTAAGGGACTCAAGATCAGAACGTTCTATTTTTAATTTTCAAAAAGCGGGTTTATTAATCGACAGAAGCAAATTGACTTACTTCCTTTATACACTAGTTGTCCTAACTCTTTAAATTGACTTTCTTTTTTACAATACCTATTTTTGAGTCTTCATCTATAAATAAATACTGGGCTGCTTGTTCTGGTGAACCCCTACTAACTTCCAAATGAGCTCTTGAACTAATAAATTTTTTCACTTGTGCCATTCTCATCTTTTTCTTTAATTGTACATAGCCTTGTATATGTGGAGTTCCATGTTCACC